CAGCCGCGACGCGGTGCCACTGTCGCCCAAGTTAGACTCGAACGTCCGCCCCAGCCGCATAAAATCCAGCAGGTCCGCGACTTGCTCCGGCATCTGCGCGTCGATGACTTCTCCAGCTTCGTTTCGCTGCAGCAAGCGCTTGCGATACTCGCGCTCGAACGTGCGCTCCAGCGAGCTGCTAAAGCGCTTGACGCTAAAATTCCCGTCCGGCATGAAACTGCCCGGCCGGTTAAACGCCAGGTTAACGCGCCAGCGCTGCCGCGTGTCCATGAACCTGCCCCACGCTGCGCCCTTCGCGCCGCCCTCGATGTTCGCCTTTATCACAAGGTCCAGCGCGTCCATCTGCTCCAGTATCTCGTCAGCCAGGACGCCCTGGTCGCCGCGCCGCGCGCTCGCTAGTGAGCGATTCAATTTGCTGCGCAGATTGAGCAGGCGTTCGCCGCTGATTTTCTCGCCTGGTTCCGTGACCCGAAACACTCGCCGGTCTTTCGTGGTCAGCATATCCGGGCTGTCGATCGCTTTGCGCAGCTCGTCCGGCAGCGCTGCCGGTCGCAGCTCGCGCGAGAAATTCTCGAACTCGCGCGCGAATACTTCGTCCGCTTCCCGGAACGTGTCACGCGTTAGGGGTCCTGGCGGAAGTCCGAGCGCCTCGCGTATCAGGTCGCCGCCGCGCTTCGCGTTCGCGGTAATGATCGGGTCCAGGGAGTCAGCCAGAAATGGCTGAGATTTGACCAGCTCCGTTATGGTGTTATTGCCTTCCTTTTGTCCTGGCAGGAACTGGAACCCGAGCCGCTCGGCTGCGCCAGTGTCGATGAGTGTTTGCTGGTCCGGCGTCACCGCCTGCCTTGAGCTGCCGATAATGTCCTCGAACTTTTCCAGAATTGCGCGCATGGTCGGCGAGCGCCCGAGCGCCGCGAGTATGCCCTTGCTTGATGCTGCGCCCAGGTCGCCGCCTGACGACTTTAGGACCCCGCCGAGCTGCGTTGCATCCTCTGGCGTGATGATGTTCTCCGCGATGCCTGCCGCTGGTACAGGCACGCTGCGCGCTGCGCGCTCGATGCCTTCCTCCGCAGCCTCACGCACGCCGCGACGCACGCCTCTGCCCGCCAGCGCTTTGACGCCAAAGCCGCCAGTTGCCAGCTCGATAAGTCCCTCCGTCAGCAGCTGCCCGGCGAACGCCGGTCCAGGTCGCAGGAACTCAAGGTCCTCGATAGCCTGCCCCGACTCTGCGATTTCCTGCAGTCCGCCCTGCGTCTGCGCCTGGCCCGCCTGCTGTATTAGCTGCATGGTTTCAACGTCCGCCGCGAAGCCCGCCTCTGCGCCTGCCACGGAGCCGCCGAGCGCATTGAGCACACCGCGCAGTCCTCGGAACGATTGACCGGACGCGCGCGCGGTCGCCTCGAACGCACCCTGTTGCAGTATCTCAACCTCTGCCTGCGTCGCGTCGCGCCAGCGCCCGTCCTCGATGATGCGCGTGCGCCCGTCCGCTAGTGTTTCGGTTATTGCCATATCAGTTTATCCGCTGGCCGCGCGTCTCCTGAAAAAACTCCCAAAACTCCGGCGTGATGCCGCGCGACTGCAGGAACCGATTAGAAATTAGCTCCGGCATGACGCTCGATAGTGTCGGATTGATATTCAGCTGGGACAGCATCTGGTCCGACACCTGGTCGCCGAACGCAGAGAATGCGCTGACCATGCGGTCACGCTCGCCGACATTGAGCGGCGCGAGTATGTTTGCAAATATGCTGAGCGGGTCCGGTATGCCTTTGCCGGACAGTTCAAGCTCTGCGCCCTGCGGTGCGCCAGCTCCGCGCAACGCGCTGGAACGCAGCAGCAAGTCGGCGCGTATGTTCGCCAGCTCGCCGACCGCCTCCGCGTTCCATAACTCCGTGCCGAACTCGTCAATCAGTTCCATAGCGCGATTCACTTCGCGCAGCATCACGTTGCTGCTGTCGTGTTCGCCTTGCAGCTTCGGCTGTTGTCTCGGGTCAATGCGGACAGAACCTGCTCCTGGTGCGTTCATGCTGAACGCGCTAAATGCCTCGAACGGGTCATTGATGCGCGCCTGCTGCTCCTGGCGTTGCGCCTCGCGCAGCTTGAACGGGTCCAGCGGGTCAACGTCGCCAGGGTCAACCAGCTCGCGCGCGAACTCCGATTCCTGCTGCTGCAGGCTGCGCGCGAACTCTGACTCCTGCTGCCCCAGCTCGGCGCGCTCTTGCGGCGTCTGCCCTTGCTCGAACACAGTGCCGAGCAAGCCCTCGCCTGCGCCTGATTGTATTCGCTCTAAGCCCGCCGCGAATCGCGCCTGGTTGGTCGGGTCCAGCGGGTCCGCTAGCAATCCGCTGCCGCCTTGACCTGGCAGGAACGGACCGACGCCTGGCGCGCGGCCGGTCAGCTCGGCGATTTCCTGCTGACGAATATCAGCGAGCTGCGCCTGCCTGGACTGTTCATTGCGGACCGCCTCATTGCGCCGGAACTCCGCGAATATGTTGCGTATATCGAAAGCCATTTCCTACCCCGTAAAGAGACTGCCAAAGCCCAAGTTAAAACTAGAGCTGCCGGACGTACCCTGACTGGTGCTGCGAGCCGTCGCCTGGTTGAGCACGGTAGGACCGCCGAGCAGTCCGCCGAATGCCTGCAGCGGCTGGAACTGCGCGCCGAACGGCGCCAGCCCGAGATTGAACAGACCGCCCAGGTTGCCCAAGCCCGCCTCTGCGAACTGCCCCTGCTGCGCTACGCCCTGGCCCGCCAGCGCGCCGCCCTGGAGCGCGCCCTGCTGCAATCCGAACGCCGCCTGCTGCTGCTGCGCTAGGTCCTGCTGTCGCAGTCCAGCGGCTAGGCTGCCGAACGTCTGCTGTGACCGCTGAGCTGCCAGCCCCTCCGCGATCTGCGCCCGACCGCCCCCGAGTGCGCCCACCTGGACCGCGCTGCCACGGATGCCTGGCAGCACCTGCTCGCGGAATTGCTGCCCAATATCCTGCCCGAGCGCCTGAATCTGCTGATTGAGGAACGGATTGTCGCCTGAGACGCGCTGTGACAGGAAATCAGCACCTGGCCCTATGCCTTGTATGGCCTGATTTGCCGCCTGCTGCTGGAGCTGCTGTGAGGACAGCTGACCGCCTGCCCCGAGCTGGAGCTGGTCGAGCAACCGCGTGCCAACGCCGCCGAGCTGCTGCCCGAGCCGCTGCCCCACGTCGCCGGGTCCGCCTGCCCCGAGCTGCTGCTGCGCCAGTCCTGCGCCCTGGCCGCGCAGGAAATTGAGGAACGGCTGCTGGCTCGGGTCGACAAATGACCGCGCCTGGCTAAACGTGCTGGCGCTCTGCTGCGAGCGAGATTTGGTGCGTCCAAAGGATGCCATTAGATTTCGTACTCCATCGTGATTGCGCGGGCTTTCCAGCCGAGCGCGTTAAGTCGTTTTTTCCAGCCCATGCGTCCGACCAGAAATATGCGCTTATTCCGCTGGCTTATTGCTACCATTTTCAGCGCGTAAAACATCCGGTCAATCCACTGGTCGAAATTATCTCCGGCCAGCGCTACCACTTCGAGCGCGTGACCGCTGTCCAGGAACGTCTGCGCGCAGATAGCAATGCCGACCGGCGAGCCGTCGATGGTCGCCTGCAGGCAAACGTAATTATCGCCGCGCAGTCGCTGCATACATTCAACCGCGTCAATTGGCTGCAGGTCGTGTTTCATAACGTCCATGATCCAGGGACCGTACACGCTCCAATTGTCTGCCACCTGGTTGCCGTCCAGGCGATGCACTTCGACGCGCTGAAACGGCGAACCGTTCATGGTGTCAAACGTCTGCTGCTCAATGTTCAATCTGATGAGTCCGAGATTCGGAAAGCCAGGAATTGAGAATTGGCAGACTCCCATGCGTTGCTGCTCGGGCTTGCTGCTGTTATCGCAATAATGTCGCCGCGCTCGAACGCGACAATTGCGCCGAATGCCATCGTTATGCGGTCGGTCTGGTTGGACGGATCGACGCTGCCACCGGCAGGACCTGCAACGCCGTTATTCGTTGCGGCGAAATCATACTCTGCATTGACCGGCACGTTGATGCCGGTGCTGGAGAACATGATCGAATAAATGCCTGCGGTTAGCACCGTCAGCTCGCCGGTCAGCAGGTTGGGTTCGATGCCTTGCGGCTCCGAGCCGAACGGCAGCTCCACATCATACGGATTGAAAATGACCGGCACCGGAGTCAGCGGCGTAATCACGGACGGCGCAGACTGAAACAATCCGCCGAATGACAGCTTGACGCCGCCGTTCAACACGTCCGCGATGCGCTCGAACTCGCCGTTGAGGTAGGACGGCAATCCGGTCGGGTCCTGCGGTACGGGTCCTGGTGAATAGCGCGGCATCAGTAGAGACTCCCCACGCTGCCGAACTCGACCGCAAAGCCCGAATGCGTCCAGGGTGCGCCGCCCGTTGATGCGAACTGAAATGACAACAGACGCCCGGTCGCAAATACATCAACCTTAGTATCGACGCCGATCTCGAAGTCAACCGGCGCGCCGTAGCTTATCGGGTCGTCTGTGTCTAGCTGCCCGCCGACGCGAACGCGAACAATGTCGCCGGTAATGCCAGTGATGCGCGGCCAGACGCTGCGCACCGTTTTCAGCTTCAACGGCTCGCCGAAGTCTAGCGATTCGCGCAGGAACAGCGCATTGACCGGACGCCCGTCTGACAAGCTCACGCCTGCATCGACGTTAGTAAATCCGCGCACGTTGTCGGCGAGTACCAGATTGTCAACAACGGGATTGAAGTTCGTCTCGTTCCAGTTTGTCGTGTCGTCATCCCATGCGCCGTTGTCGCTGTCCCAATCCAGCGAGCTGCCAATCAGCGAGATAACGCCCTGCGACGCGAACGGCGTATTAAACAGCTCGCGCACGGTCCACTTGTCCTGTTCGTAATCCCACACCGCAGCCAGGTCTGCGAACTCATTGCCTGCGGTCGGAAAGCAAAACCACATTTCGCGGCGCGACGAATAGTTAGCAACAAACGAATTGAGAAAATTGTCTGTGTCTATCTGCGAAAAGATAAAGCGCCGCATCCTGCGGTCAATGATCGAATCAACGGTATGCCCGTCCGTTAGCGTTATATCGCCGTCAGCGAAGCAAACCACGCGCCCGTAAAACTCAGCGGCGCAATTGCGTGACAGCACGCCGGTCGTGAGGAACAGTTTGCGCAATGCAAACACAAAGGTCCCGCCGATCAGGTCGAGCGAGTACGTGCTGCCGTGTTTGAACAGCAGAAACTGATTGCGCAACGGTATGCCGTCAACCACTGGACCCGGCGTTGCAGCCAGGGAACGGAACCCGGCCTGGTTGCTCGGAGACGGTATCCATTCGCCGGGCAGCGTGCCAGGCGCGGCAGCATCGCTCCATATAATTAAATTCTCGATGTTCTGACCGCTGTCCGTCACGTCCATACCGATCAGGTAATTCTGAAAACCGCGCATTGATTCAACGGACGTATTCGGCGGCCAGCCTGGCAGCGTCTGCGTGATGTTGCCCACCTGACCGTCCCAAAATACCGGGTCATCACCGTCGCCCCAATTGATGACGGCGACGCTGTTAAAGTCAGTGCCGGTAAACGGATTTTTCTTGACGCCAAAGTCAACGCCAGCGGCTGGCGTAATGTCGAAATGCGCCGCGCCGTCGAGCACGAACAGCCCCTGGTCCAGCAGCGCCGGTCCGGTTCCGTAAAGCCAAAACGCCGTTGTCTCTGTCAGCTTCGGGAATAGCCACATCGGCGGACCCAATGGATTGCCGAATATATCCTCATACCCCTCGATGCGCTCCGGGATGCCGTCGCGTGAGTGTACGTTGATGCCGCCCGTCCACTGTTCCACCGGCACCTGGAACGCGGGCAGGTCCAGGTTAAAGCCGACTGGTTCAATTTGTGACAGTTGACGCGCCATCAGGTCCACCTCGACTGATACGTGCGCCCGTTTATCATCGGCGTCTGCGCGGTGAAGGTCCAGAATGACGGCGGACCTGCGGTGTATGTCGCCCTGAATTGCCGCGTATAGACTTGCTGGACGCTGCCTGCCGAAAAATCGCCGTCGAGTGTCATCACCGCGAACGCGGCCGAGTCAGTGTCGGCAACCACGCCCTCTGTCACGTCGAAACTGATTGTGAAATTCGGCTGGAAATTATCGTTTAAGACTTTGGAGAACAGCTTGCCGTTGAACCGATTAGGCGTCAGCGATCCCATCACCAGTGAAATATCATAGCCGCGAAACGGCACAACATCACCAGCGACCAGCACCAGCAGCTCGCCAGCGCCCGCCGACGCGCCTGCTGCTGCTGCCACACCGGACGGCATGAACATTAGATTTCGACCAGTCCAGTGCCGAACACATACACGGTCGTAATAACGTCGCCGAAGTAAAGCTCTGCCACGCTGCCGATTTCCATTTGTATGCCCGCGACGACTTCGGTCATGCCGTTTGCGCCGTCCATAAAGCGCATCAGGTTAAGCGTACCGATTAGTAATTGCGTGCTGCCTGCGGTGCAAAGAATGCGCATTGTCGTGCCTATCTCCAGCTCGCGCATCTCGAACTGCAGGTTTACGCCAGTGCAACGAAACACTTTTCCCTCGTCATCCTGCGAAACGATTATGTCGGCGTTTTGCACTACCGTTTTGGGATTGCGAAACCCGGCCTTTAGCTGCGTGTCCTCGCGGTCGCGTATCAGCAGCGAGCCTGAGTCCTGGTTCACCCACCTGGCGGTGCGCTGCCCGCCGATAAACATATCCCATTGCGCCAGCGCGCGCTGCTCTGCATCGACCAGTCCGTCGCCGAACTGCATCAGGTCGGCTGCGGTTAACCCGCAAAGCCTGCGCACAAAAAAGCCACTATCCAGCGCCTGCAGCTCGAACGTATTGCCGAGCCGCAAGTCCTCGTTATGCAGCCAGAGCGCATCAATGACCGCAGGGTCCGACTTTATCGCTGCGTCATTTAACTGGTCCTCTGTCAGATTGACGGACGCCGGTACAGCCTGCGTGCCGACGAACGCAGGGAACGAGCCTTGCACGCACGTTTTGATTAAACGCAAATGGTCGTCGCCTGCCGATTTCGGGTCAGTCCCGCTCGGGTTAATGTCCACTAAGTCCGGTATGAAACTGCCGGTTTCTAATCCCATCAGAGACGACTCCCAACCGCCGAATAATTATTGCCAGAGAATCCGGTCGGCGCGGTGCCGAACTCCTGGTTCCAGGTTAGATTGTTAATCGCTTCGATTTCGCCCTCGAACCTGGCGCGCGTCAGGTCGCGCTGGTCCTCGTTTTGCGACCAGTTCCAGATTTCGGTGAGGATGCCGTATAGATAAAGCGCGGTGTAGCGTCCGAGCAGGTCGTTCGTGTCCGTGCCGTTGACCAGCTCGGCCAGGCGTCCGTAATAGGTCAAATTGATGATGCGCTCAGACGGTCCTGGTCGCACCTCGATGGTCAGGTCCTGTACGTTGTAAACGGACGGCACACCGCCCGCCGTTGTCGATGATGCCGCGTTGATTTCGTCGCGTCCGACTGCGCGCAACGTGGCGACGCGTCCGCCACTGATGTTAACGCTAACGTCTTTCATTTCCAGGTAGTCATCCGGCAGCGCGTAGGCGTTGCCCTGGACCGGCGAAACAGCGCCCGTGTCGATAGTGGTAAACACGACCATTTCCGAGCTGCGCACCTTCTCGGCGATGCGCGACTCCGTGAACGCCAGAAACGCATCAAACAGCGAATCGAAATCATTGCGGTGCGAGTAGTCTTTGGCGAGCTGCAGCAGTTCGTCTTTGGTCATACTGTCACCCCGGTTAGCGTGAACGGTCCGACGATGTACCCGTTGTCGCCGCGCCAGTCGCCGGACCCGTCATAGTGAAGCGTTGTTTTGACGCCGAGCGCTACCGCGTCATGCGATACCAGAATCTCGTTTGGCCCTGGTTCAACCGCTGAGACAACAGCGACCGGCGTGCTGTCCTGCAGCACGCTAAAGCCGGTCGTGACTGCGGTCCCGTCCACGTCCACGCCATCGAACGCAACCAGAATAGATGTGACTTTGTGCGCGCTCGCGTTCGGGATTAAGCCAAACCGTTTTGGGATAATGAATTGCTTATTTCCAGCGTGCGGAAATAGCGAAGTCATGACCCGTTGTCTGTGTCGCAGGAATGACATCATTGCACCTTGTATGGACGCGCGAGTTCGTCGCCCATGAACGCTAGCCAATACTTGCGGCGCGTCTCTTTGTCCGTGAATCCGTCCGTCAGCTCTGGAATCATTGAACGGATTGCGATGTGATGCCGCACCGGGATATTTAACTCCAGCCCCATGCTAGCGCGCTTCCGGTGTGTCATGTGCAATCGGCGTATCTGGTTCTCCTCCAGTATCGCCGTCTCCTCCGGCGTCGCCGGTTTCAGCATTTTTATCAGCGCCGCGCGCTTTGCGTCGCTTAATAGTTTTGATCGCATTGCCTTTTCCAATTAGCCGTAACGCCTCCGTAGCGGGCAGCTTTAGGGTCTGCCCGCCATGGAGCGCGCCAGCGCTTGTAAATACCAGCCCACCGCCAGCCTTGACTAACGTCACTTCAATGTTTTTCTGCGTGTCTGGCATCACTCGCGCCTTTTTGTTAGCTGGTCGTCGCGGCCAGCGTCGGGTCAACATCGGCAACCATGCCGTTGCCCTTTTCGTTGAGCACTTTGACACACCAATCGACGCGCATCAGGCGCTTATCGGCGAGTCCCGTTTTAGCCAGCGGATCAACCGCGTAACCGTTGAGCTTGCCAAGTCGCAGCAACATCGGGTCCAGGATGAACACGAACACGACCTGCGTTGCAACCGCGTCCGTGTATGTTTGCTGCAGCCTGTCCGGTACGAACTCCAGAACAGAGAAGTCCGAAACAAAGACGTTGACGCTGCCTTTGCCGGTCTGTTTTGCACGCTGCCCTGGCTGGTCGGATTGCAAGGTCGCAATGCGCGCGGAGCTGGTGAACATATACTCCGAGAATTTGCGAATCGCTGCAGGCGTTGAAAGCATTTTGGTTGCTTCGCCGCCTTCGTTAAAAATGCCCTCGCTAATGTCGCGCACGTCATCCTCCGTGAGATTGCGCGCGGCCCCTGGCGTGTATGCGTCCACCAGTCCCGTCGTTCCGTCGAATCCGCCGACCACGCCGCCCGCTCCGACTGCGACGTTAGTCTCCAGCCAGGCAGGCAGTCCACCAGTTAACCCTGGCACCGTATCGCCGTCATCGACCTGGCTACCTTGATTCTCCAGGTAGATTGCATCCACGTCGCGCCGCAGCTCGCGCTGCCGCATCATGACCTGATATGACAGCTCGTCAGCCCGGCCGATGGTGTCTGACGTGCGCGCCCTGGTCGTGACTTGCACGTCTTTGGTACTTATCTGGCACTCGTTGCCAACGCGCGCACCTCCGGTCGCGTCATTGCCTGTCGAGTCCGAGCCATCGACCCGCGCGTTCGTAATGTCCGGCGCGGCCAGCTCGTCCGTTGTCCATTCGGTCCGTGAGTTCTTCACGGTATCGTCCGAAATCATGTCCTGAACCGGCAACGGGATTGCAGATATATCCCATATCTGCTGCATCACGTCCTCCCGGATCAACCCTCCGAACTCAATCGCTTTGAGGTCGGCACTACTCCAAAATTGACTCGCCATAAGGCTTAGTCCCCAAGTAATGCGGAGATTGCGGCAACCTGGTCGCCGACATTCCGCGTGGTTTTTGCTGTGTCAACTAGCTTGTCTGTGTCGCTGCTCGCTGACTTCCCTTTGCCGTCGAATTTTCGGCTCGGCTTAATGGACTTCCCGGTTTTACGAACTCGCTTTGCGTTGGCGCTAGCCTCCGCGATTAGGCGTCTCCACTTAACCGCGTCCATTGCGAACTTATAGAACCGATGGTCCGCCAGGCTATCTATTTCAACGGCGGATATTCCGTAGGGTTTGACCAGCTCCACAATCTCTGCACGCGTCTGCTGTCTCAGCTCGGCGTTTTTCGCTAGCTCCGGCACTACCTGGAATAGTAGTTGCTGCTCTCGCAGCTTATTATCGGCGACGCGTTGCTGCTGCGCCTCGATCTGTTGCGGTGTCAGATTGAGTGACTCCAGCGCGCTTTCTATCGCCTGGTTTTTGACAATCTGCTCGTTTTCAAACTTTGCTGTTGCTGTCTCCAGCTCGGCTGTCCTGGTATCCAGGTCCAGCCCTTTTTGGAATGCGTCTTTGATGGTGCCGAGTTTAACCGGCTCAGCATCGACGCCCTGTCCGTCTCCGAACGATATGGTCAGGTCGTACAGTGTCGCCAGGTCGATGCCTGCCGCCTCTGCTAGCGCTTTGAAAGATTTGATTTGCGGCGCTTTGCCTTCTCCCTGTTTGTCGGCGTCGGCTTGTGGTTCTGACGGAACTCGCTTGATGCCCGCCTCCGCGTCTGCCGCCTCAAAATCCGGCCTATTGTCGCCATTGTCTTTTCCTCCCTCCGGCCGGTCCGGCCTGGTGCCTAGCTCGGCGTCTCCGTCTGCTCGGCGTCTCACGATTTCGTCTGCCTGCGCGTTGCTCTCGCCCGCGATCAGCTTTGTAATGTCGTCCACGTCTCCGCGACTCATACCACGGTCAGCGACGGTGTGTCGCTCCGCGCCCTGCGTCTCCGCAGCCTTTCCGTTACTGTCCGGCATTCTCGTCGTCCTCCGCTAGTATTCGCAGCTCTGCGAATAAGTCATTGAGTAGCTGCAGTTTTAGCCACAATACTTCGCGCACTCGCGCGTCTGATTGCATCGCCCATTCTTCACAATATCGGCGTTGCAGCATCGCCTGCAGCGCTTCCGCTTCCGCCTCCGTTGTCAGCTTGTGCGCCCAATTTTTCAGTTTGTCTAAGTCCGGCATTTTGCATCGCGTCCAGTTGATTAATCACGGCACCGCCGAGCAGCTTCGCTTCCTCCGTCTGGCTGTCGAGCACCGCATTGAAATAGTCGTACTGCGTTTTCAGCAGCGTCTGCCAGTCATCGCTGGCGATCTTTGCCGCTTCGAGCTGCGTGCTGAGCTGCAGGACCTGCTCCTGTTGCGCGGCTTGCTGCTGTTGCTGCTGTTGCTGCTGCTCCTGGCGCTGCTGCATCGCCTGCTGCGCCTCCGGCGATGCCGGGTCAATCCAGTACTGCTGCGGTGCGTCCACGTCCGCCGAGCGCGCCCAATCAATCAGCGCGTTGTGAACTTTGCCCACGTCCACCAGAATGCCGTCGCCGCCCTGCTGCATCAGCTGCTGCTGCGTCTGCATGACTTGCTGCAGGTTTTGCGACTTGCGTTGCCGTTCGTTTGGCGATAGCCCTATTTTGATGTTGACGCGGTTACGCTCCGGCCAGGTTGACGGGTCCGTCTCGACCCACTGACCAGCGCGCTTAAACTGGAATTTTGCGGTCATCTGCGAGCGGATTGTCTGATGCACCAGCAGGTATGTGGTTCGTATCAGCGTCTCCGCCAGGGTCCTGGTCATCAAGCCCGCGAGCTGCTCCTTTGTGCTGTACGCGCGGTCAAGCCCCTGGCTACCGATGCTGGACGCTAGCTGCAGCTCGCCGGATTGCAGCTCCAGGCTCGCACCGCCGCGCTCGGCGCGCACCTGGTCCATGTAGGTCAGCAACCCGAGCATTGACGGACCAATATCGTTAATTGGCACCGGCTGATACATGCCTGGCGCTTTCTGCCGAATTAGCCCGCTGCTGCGGTTATCCTTGGCGTCCGCCATGTTGACCTGACCCTCGACCACGGTCGCCCTGTTGACGTTGTTGTTGCCTGCGTTGTCCAGCCACTGGCGCAGCGCAGCGGTCTTAATGTCCTGCACGCTCGCCTCTTTGTCGTATATCGAATAGCCCAGGAAACGGTGCGGATTGATGAACGGCGAACCAGCCGCGTACGGTATAAAATCAACGAACTCCCATTGCAGCATGGTGCTCGCGCTGACGCCGGAGATACTCGCCTTGATTAGCTCCGTCACGCCGTCGCCGGTCATATCGACCTGGTAATACGTCTCGTACCATTCGATGTTTTCCTGCGCGCGCTGGTTGCTGGTCGCGGTCGGCTGTACCTGGCGCAAATTGCGCATGGTCGCGCTTTCGTCCGTCTGCGTTGTCGTTTGGAGCTGCATCACCACTGACTTCGGGAAACCCTTTTCGAGCAGCTCGCTGCGTGTGTTCTGGAATCGCTCGCCGACAAAGTTCGCGCCTTGCACAAAGATTGAGTCAAAGCCCTGTTCAATAAAGAAGTTCTCTGGCGGTACGGCGCGAACGATTAGCCGCTCCCTGGTTCGCGTGAAATTGATGCGCGCGTTGAACGTGCCGTCATCATTCGCGCTCGACTCCAGCAGCTTGGCAACGGTGTCGTCATCCGGCTGTATTGCTTCGAGCATTTCGATTTCTGACAAGTTCTCGAACAGCTCAGTCCGTCGCGTGACGGTTTCCTCTACCTCTATTTTGATGATGCCGTTTTTCAGCATCAGCGCGTCTTTGAGTGACTCCAGGAACACATAAAAGCCCCGGTTATCCTCCATGATGACCTGGCTAACCACGTCCGACTCCATTTGCGCCTGCTGCTCGTCCTGCTCTGACAGCGCCTCGAACGTGACCACGGAGTCGCCAGCGAATGACGGGATCATTTGCGATAGCACCGCCTCGACCATATCGGCAACGTCAGCAGATTGCGCTGCGCTCTTGCCGTCTACCTCGTCGCCGCGCGGTCGCAGCGTGTAATAGTCGAATGCCCGCTGCATATTAGCGGACCATTCGTCGTCGTCGAAACCGTCCGCTGCAATCAGCGCCTGGTTGATCCAGGTCGCCAGCTCCTGGTCGGTCGGACGCGTGCCTTCGCCTTTGCCTTTGCCGCGCTTGCCGTCGCGTGCGTGTCCGCTGTTATGGCTGCTGCCGTGTGTGTGCTTTGCCACTAGCCGAGCCTCCGCTCACGTTGCTCCAGGATAGCCAGGTAGCGCCCCATCAGGTCGAGCTGTCGCAGCAGCTGGTCCTGGTCGTGACTGGTCAGCTCTGGCGGGTCAGTCAGAAACGCGTCTAGCTTTTCGTAGCGTTCGGCCAGCTGCAGGCGCTCCGCTTGCAGTCGCTGCTGCCAGGTCGTGTCTTGCTGTTCGTTATCAGTCATGTAATCGACGCATTGCGCCCTCCGTAGTCAATCGGGTCACGCCAGCCGAGCTGCATATCCATTTGCACGCCGCCGTTTTCAATTGCGAAGTAACGGAATGCGTCAGCGAAGTGGTTGGTCCAATCTTCGAGCGGTCGCAGCTTGAACGACTGCCTGGTCGGGTCGTATTCGGTGCGGAATTGTGTCAGCGCCTCGATGCCTAGCTCGCACGCATCAGCGTCGAACCAACAGCGCTCAATCAGTCGGCGTGCGGCCTCGATGCCGTCCAGCTCCGGCAAGTTCTTGGCTATTTGCACGTCCATGCCTAGCGTCTGCATCATTTCCAGGCGCGTGCGGCCGGTGCCGAACTCACGGACCCGCACGTCATGCGGCAGTATGTGGCGGTTCCAGATATACGGCAGCTTGTCCAGGTCGCGGCAGATTGCCTCCAGACTGGTGCCTTCGTAAAACCGGCAGTCGATAACGCGGACCTCCGTGCCTGCTATCTGGAATAGCCAGACCACGCTGTTGCGAATGCCAAGGTCCCACGCGCTGACGACCGGCAGTCCTGACTCATACGGCACGCTAGTAATGCGTCCCTGGCTGTGTGCGTCCTGCATTTCGCTGCCAAAGAATGCGCCTTGTATCGACGCGTCCCAATTCAGCAGGTACTCGCGCTCGTATTCGTCTGGCGGCATTTCTCGCTGCAGCGCGAGCAGCTCGGCGGCGTCAATGCAGTCGGTGTCCGTTACTGGCAGATAATTGGCGTACCAGCCGTCCAGCTCGCCCGCTTGCTTGTACATTTTATAGAAACTATTGCGCCCTTGCGGCGTGCCTATCATGATCGCTTTGCCCTTGCGGTCTGACAGCGCCGGACGCAGCACACTGGTCCACATCATTGGCGACATTTGGGCATACTCGTCCAGGACAGCAAAGTCCAAGTGAATGCCGCGCAGGCTGTCCGGGTTATCCGCACCGCCGAGATAGACGACTGCGCCATTCGGGAATGTAGCGCTTAAATCTGATTTGTTGTAACGCACGCCAGGAATCGGCGCGGTGTAGTCGAGCAGGTATTGCCATGCGACTTTCTTCGCTTGCTTTAGAAACGGCGCGACGTATATGCCGCGCGCATTCGGATACGGACAGCGGACTGTCCCTTTGATTAGCTCGTTGATGCACGCGACGGTCTTGCCTGCGCGTCGATGCCAGACGAGTACCGCGAAACGAACAGCATCAATTGACTTGTGAGCTGTCGCTTGCCATCTGCGTGGCGTGTACGGCAGGGTCAAATTCACCTGGTTGCGTTCCCCATTGGAGATTAAAGCCTAACTGCTCGGCAGGCTGCGTCTCCGCTGGCGCTGGCTTGTGATACGTCATCGTTAGCAACGTATCGCGTGCTTCGTCTCGGCGTTCATCGCTTGCATTCTTATCGTTGAGTACGCCGAGCGTGTATTCGATTTCCTCAACCCATGAACGGTTCTTCTTGAGGATTGCGTTTTTGATGGTGGCGAAATATGGACGTGCTTTGTCCAGATTCATGGAACCAGCAGGTCGTCCTGCCCCTGCTCGTCTGCCGCCTGCGCGTTGCGTGCGTTTCATGACTGCCGACTTATACGCTCGATCAGATAGACAATCAAGCAAACAGCCATTAAAAAGCCCGTCCAGCAGGACCGTCGCATGCCTGGTGACACGGAGTTGACGGTGCGACTGTTCGGGCTTAGTCTCGGATGATGACAACAACGCGAGACGGACAACAGTACACGCTCACAGGCTAGGCTGCAATCAATGCAGCGCCGCCTGGTCGCTGCCCTAGATCAAGTCAGGCGCAGGTCCGAGCGGATACCGCCGCAACGCGTCCATGATGTACCGACGCAGCGACACAGGGAAAAGATAATGACGCTCAGAGAGTTAGCCGCAGACTACATCGGCCCCTGATAAGTCAGACCCGCAGCATCATCGTCAGTGCGAGCAGCACCCTAATGGCCCGGTCATGGTTTCGGTTCTTATGGTTGATCTGCGCTCGCGTTTTGCTTGACAGCCCACTTCTAACGTGCATTGCGGACTGCCGGCAGTCAGCTTTTCCCACTTTGACCCGAAAACGAGCTGCGGTCCGCGCACCTGGTTGATAGTCTCTGCCCACCGCCTGCCTGCATCATTCTGCGCACGGAGTCAAGCCAATAGCGGCAGTATGTCCGCCTATCTGCGCGCCTGGTGTGAGACAATAGCGGGCTGTTCTGCCTGGTGACGTATGGACTATTCTAAGCCCGCCATTCTCTACTATTTGCGCATTGATGCGCAGCCCTGCCCGGTCTATAAAATCGGCGTGACGGCGCGCTCAGTCGGCGAGCGATTCACGCCTGCCGACCTGGAGAAAATCACCGTACTGCGCACGCAGCGCTATCGTCTCGGCAAATGGGCGAAGTGCGCAGAGACGCAGACCCTTCGCGCGTTCACGGATGACAGGTACACTGGACGCGATCTGCTGAGCAGCGGCAATTCCGAATTATTCACGCGTGACGTTTTAAACCTAGACCTGGAGACACAATGAAATTTTTAATCGCTGGCATTCTTGTGACGCTATTCGTCGGACCAAATGGCGGATACGCGTTTTTGGCCGGATACATTATCCTGTCCCTGTTCGCTGCATGGAAACGCCGCCGCGACCGCGCGATGCTGGCGGAACGGTACGGACGCGACACGATGCTAAAGTTCTTCCGGTCGGTGCATAACGATGGCCGATAAAAACATCGGCAGCATGAATTACGCGACGGTGTTGCTGACCGTCAAAGATAATCCGCTTTGGGCTGCATCACTGTTGATCGCGCAGGACACGCGGCTCGCTGACCTGGACCGCGCCATCAAAGACGTTATCGAACAAGCGCACCAGCCACTGGTGCCACGGCAGGCAGACTGACGTGCCAACTATCCGAACAGACAAGCCATGTATGCACGGTCACGACTCGCCCTTTGTCGAGTGCATTGAATGCGCCAGGTTGCTGCGCATGTTAGAGGAACTGGACCAACGCGGGCAGTTCACCGTCGCAATAATTAAGCGACCGGAGCCGGAGCCAGACGAGTGAGCAAGCGCGGCCAGCCCATCGCGCAGCCCGAGCGCTGCAGTCATTTGCTAATGACGCGCCGCGCCTGGTGGGCTAACGCGCACGGCTGGCCGAAGTGGCACGGCAACGCGGTGACGCCGCGCTGCGTGCCGCCAGGTCCGCAACGCGACGAACTGCAGGACAAAGTGAATCGCTGGTATTGGTTAGAGCTAGACGACAAAGCGCGCGCGTTTCTCGGCGAGCAGTACCAGCGCGACGTTACATGCTCGGCGGCTGAATTGGATCACTCAAAATAACAGAGCACTTGATGCGCACGCGGTCCGACTCCGTGCGCTCCGTCTCCGTGCGCACCGTCTCCGTGCGCTCCGTCTCACACTCAATGGTCCGTTCGCGCGTCTGCGTGCAAGCGCTAAGGCAGGTCAGCAGCGCGAGCAGGTTGATTAAGCAAAACGTCAGTGATGAACTTCGCGGCCATGCGTTGCTTGATAAGATTGCGCCCGCCTCCAGGTTTGAATAGTTCCGCCATTGCCAGCCGCGACGCGGTGCCACTGTCGCCCAAGTTAGACTCGAACGTCCGCCCCAGCCGCATAAAATCCAGCAGGTCCGCGACTTGCTCCGGCATCTGCGCGTCGATGACTTCTCCAGCTTCGTTTCGCTGCAGCAAGCGCTT